ACTCAAAGAGTCATCCCTTTAGCGGGGGCACAGCCATACAACAACCGTTTAGGTTGAGGGAGAAACCATAACTAGCCGACCCAGTCTTCACAAATACGCCCAACGGCAGCTTCATCAAGGTCGTCCTTACCAAAGATAAAAAGCATTGCAAGCTCGATGACGTCAGTACTCGTCAAACCGTACTTCCAATGGTAGAACCTAGTAGCGTCATCTCTGGTACAAACGGTGCGTGGATGGAAAATGCTATGAACGACAGCTTCTCCGCCTACACGGATAAAGATGCCTTTAGCGTTCCATCCAAGACCGTCGACAGAAATGTCGCCACTAGGTGCCAGTTGAAGATACCTCTGGTAAAAAGCCCGAGAAATTGGGGGATAATGCCGGAATTCATAAGAATAGCTCAATGCTTTGCCTGCAATATACGAGTCGTCAGAAACGGCCTCGTTATGAGAAGCGCGGGCATTGAACCTAGCAAAAGCCTTACCCAACTTGGGCACCAAAACGAACCCTGATGAAGTCATGATGAACTGTTTGGATAGGAACGAACACTCACTCAAATGTGTGTAGGTGGAAACCTTACCACGCATATGAGCAAGTCTGACAACATGCTCATAAGCACGTCTCATAGGTCCACGCCTACGCGTGAAAGGATTGTCGAGACGCATGAGCATGTCATCACCTAATACCAAACAGACCCCACGAACACCATGGCGTGTAGCGAAAGTCCAAGCGATTGAGGAATTCCACATAGTGTTGCGGAACGTAGTAGATTGGGAGCCCGTCGGCAGTTGATTCTGGATGCGTGCTCTAACTCCATACTTCAAGGACTTAACCATAAAGGAATTAGCGTGCAACATCAATCCAGTCAACCACAACGGGGCACCCAAACGTCTCAACCACTCGATCTCCAAAATGTGTACGTCACGCACTTGGGTCATGTCATTAGACGAAAAATCAGATTCAAGATATATGGATTCGGGTGTTGTCCCCGAAACCATATAATCCGCCAACTCTTCAGTTACCTTGGCGTAACCGCCACGGTAACAAAGTTGAGACGGTTCTTGTTTCTGATCCATCGCCTTGAACAAACGTTTAGTACACGCTTGCATGACAGGACCCAAGAGAGCGTTGTGAACATCGGAAGACTGATAAATCACTCGTGGAGCCCAATTAGGATCGTGCCTCTTTAGCAATGCCTCGACCTTAACGAATATCTGTTTGTCTGAGAACGACTTGACAGTTATCTCAGACAAAATGGGCAATACCTTAAGGTAACGAGCTTGCTTCGGGGCAGGAAATTGGGAATTCCACTCGTGAAACAGTTCCGGTGTCCACTCTAATGGAGAAAGAGCCTCAGGAACCAAGGAAGAAAGAAGATTCATTGAACCATTGACCACTGAACG